GACCCGCCTTATGGCATTGCTAAAACTTGGAAAGGTGGATTTAGCGCAAAACATGGATGGGGAAAAGCTGGAATTGACGCTGATTTAAGAAATGATTGGGATGCTGAAATACCGTCAGATGATTTAATAAATTTAATTTTATCAATGGGCGATCAACAGATTATTTGGGGCGGCAACTATTTTAATTTACCTCCTTCTCGATGTTGGTTTGTATGGAATAAGCCAGAGCGTGGTTTTACACTAGCTGAAGCAGAGTTAGCTTGGACTAACAGGGACAATGTTGTTAGAGTGTTTGACGGTCCACGAAGCGATCCTGGTCGCCAACACCCAACGCAAAAACCTTTGTCTTTAATGTCTTGGTGTGTAAGCAAAACCAAAGGCTCAACAATCTTAGACCCATTTATGGGAAGCGGAACAACAGGAGTGGCGGCTATCCAAATGGGGCGAAAGTTCATAGGCATAGAGCGTGAGCCAAAATACTTTGACATTGCTTGCAAGCGCATAGAGCAAGCATCAAAACAAGTAGATATGTTTGTTGAACAACCTAATGCAATCCAAGAGGTGATGTTTTGAAGTGTCCAGAATGCGGAACATGGACAATCGTTAAAGAATCCAGAATATCTACAGGCAATACGCGCAGAAGGCGGCTAGAGTGTGCAAATATGCACAGGTTTTCCACATTGGAGACAATCGTTGATCGAAAAACATTCATACGTAAGGTCAAAAAAGCTGCTGAAACTGGTGGCAAGCCTTGACTGCCAAGCCTGTGGGTCTGGGAAAATGGTGCAAGCGGCGCACACAAACTGGGGCGGCGGCAAGGGCCGAGGGGTCAAAGCTGATGACAATCTGGTGGCTGCGCTGTGCTTGGGGTGTCATTACGAGATTGACCAAGGTAAGGATTTGAGCCGCCAGGAACGCCAGGAAATGTGGCTAAAGGCCCATCACAGGACAATTGATGCTTTGCGAGACTGTTGGCCTATTGACATTCCTTTTCCTGATGCGAAAATCTAACCCTGTTGGTAGCAGTTGCCAATATTTGGGGGTTCGCCCCCTTTTTTTGATATAGTGAGCGCATGAAAAACGAAGAAGTTGCCGAATTTGTCGCCACGCTGTTTCATGCGGGAACAATCACGCACTTCCAGCATTTGCAAACGACTGAATACGCCACCCACAAGGCGCTGGGCAAGTTTTACCCCAAGATCGTAGACCTTGCCGACAGTCTGGCAGAAAGCTACCAAGGGCGCTACAACACCAGGATGAAGAAGTTTCCTGATGAACTGCATGACCCCAAAGACACACCGCATGAGTATCTGACCCAGCTAAAAGGGTTTGTGCAAGAAGCGCGAGAAGAAATCCCCCAAGACTCAGAATTGCAAAACATCGTTGATGAAATTGCTGATCTGATCAATTCAACCCTGTATCTTTTAACTCTGAAATGAGGAAATCATGGCTAACCTGATGAAAAACGAACCCAAAGGCTACGGCGCACAAGTCTCCATGAAGGGCAACCCTGCCCCTGACATGAAGTCAAACGGCAGCGTAAAAAACAACATCCCCAATGCCATGACAAACAAAATGTCTGGTGGCAATGAATGCACTGGTGGCAAATCAAGTGGTGTTTGCTACACTCACAATCGCAAGTCTTGCCAATAATGCGTAAGCCCCACCGTGAATAAGACGGCAGGGCTTACTGACCAAACAAAAAAGGAGGTTTTGAATGGCTGAAATGGATTCTAATTGCGGGAACTGTAAATATTTCCGCGCCCAGCAAATCATGGGCATCTGTCGGTTTAACCCGCAACAGGTGAACAAGCACGAAAAAGATTGGTGTGGGCAACATCTGATTGTTGAAACTCAGGATGTGAAGGTTGATTTAGTCGCCTTGCCTGTGTACGACATAACCACCGATCAGATCACCCAGCCCCCAAAGCGCAAATACGAGAGGAAAAGCCATGCTAAAGCCTCTGTTTGACAGGGTAATTGTGCGCCCCCAGGTGCGGCACATCTCCGACATAATCTACATTGACAACAAAGAACCCTTTAACGAGGGAACGGTTGTGGCAGTTGGCCCAGAGGTTGAGGGTGTACAAGCTGGTGACTTCATCAAGTATGGGAATGGGGATTACTTAAAGTGGCCCACCCATAAAATTGATGGGCAGGATTATCAAATTATTCAAGAAGCGGACATTTGCGCCGTTGTGGAGGCTTAAAAATGGCAAAACCTGGGCTTTACGCCAACATTCACGCTAAACAAGAACGCATAGAACGCCAAAAGGCGGCGGGTAAAACGCCCGAGCGCATGAGGTCGCCAGGGGCAAAGGGCGCACCAACTGCCCAAGCATTCAAAGAATCAGCCAAAACCGCCAAAAAGAAGTAATCATGGCAAAGCACGACAAGCCCATCCCCCACAAGACCACGGGCAAGGGGAAAACATATAACCCCACCGAAAAAGGTGCGGGAATGACCGCTAAAGGCCGTGCAGAGTACAACGCCAAAAACAATTCAAACCTCAAGCCACCAGCCCCAAACCCCAAGACCAAGGCAGATGCTGGACGAAAAGCCAGTTTTTGCGCTAGGATGGAGGGGGTGGTAAAACACTCTAAAGGCCCAGCAGAACGGGCTAAGGCCAGCTTAAAAAACTGGAATTGTTAACCCTTTTGGAAGAAATAAAGGAAATATCATGGCAAATTCAATCGCGACAGGCGTTGCATACGCAGACCCAGAGTTCGTTTCAGTTCAAGTTGGTAATGCAACTGTCCCAGTAGCTGTAACAACCAGCGGCATCATCAACGGGGCATATGCCACGACCAGCGCCGCAAGTGGCGACACCCGACTGACTTACCAGCGTTTGACGTTTAGCAGCACTGGTAGCGGTGAAACCATCCGAGCGTTCAGCGTTGTGACGGGCGCAGGTGCTGCCACTGGTGGGACGATCAATGGCGCACACCTGAGTTTGAGTGTTAATGGCGCTGGCACTATTTCTGGCGCTGGCAATGCTTTACGGGCTACCTTGGGCGGTACATCCACCAACCCAGGCGGCACGTTGGCGGCTATTCAAGCCGATTCCAATTTTGCATCTGGCGGTACTTGGACGAATACATCATTCATTCGTTTCACCAACAGCGGCACGGGTACGGTTCCCAACTTGTTCAACATTCCCGCAGCTTTGTTTGTAACAAGCACTGCCACCATTGCCAAGACTTTGAAAGTTGTGGCATCAGACGGTACGCCTTACTACCTGATGTGTTCGAGCGCAGCGTAAATGTTGAAGCATCCAAACCCTGAGATACAACTTCTGGTTGAGATGCTAGAGGGGCAGCGGGATTCCGCTATGGCGCAAGCCGCTGCCCTTTTTAGGGAAAACACTGAGTTGAAGCAAGCCTTACAAGATAAGCTGGCCCAAGAATCCAAGGAGAAGGCAAATGCCGCTGATAGCATCAATGACCCCCAAGGCGCTCAAGGCTAACATTAAGGCAGAGATCGCCGCTGGCAAGCCACCCAAACAAGCGGTGGCTATTGGCTATTCAGTACAGCGGGAAGCCATGAAAGATGCGGGAAAGAAAGCCCCATCAAAAAAGAAAAAGTGATTTAATCACAAAGACTTACAGGTTAAATCAATGGCTGCACCACAAGGAAACCAGAACGCTGCAAAGGGCAGACTGTTTTACGACAAGTTGCGCCTTGTTTTGACCACCGAACCGCACCGACTTAGGGGGATTGCCGAACAGTTGGTAAGCCAAGCCGAAGCGGGTGAACCTTGGGCCATTAAAGAAATCATCGACAGGATGGACGGCAAGGCAATACAGGCAACGACCATTGAAAACGCTGATGGGTCGCCATTGCTGGGTGGGATTCAAGTCACATTCATCAAGCCCGAATGACTGATGTACAAGATGCCATTGCAAAGGCAGAATTCCCTGTCAAGCTGCAAGGGTTGTTTCAGAAATCCCGCTACAAAGTTCTATACGGTGGGCGAGGCGGGGCAAAGTCTTGGGGGATAGCTAGGGCATTGCTTATCTTGGGGGCAAAGAACCCCATCCGCATCTTGTGCGCCCGAGAATTCCAGACCAGCATCAGGGATTCAGTTCATAAGTTGCTGTGTGACCAGATCGAAAGCCTTGGATTGCTGGGGTTTTATGAAATCACCCAGGCCAGCATCAGGGGACGCAACGGCACAGAATTCAGCTTTGTGGGCCTAAAGAACAACGTTAGCAACATCAAATCCTACGAAGGCGTTGATATTTGCTGGGTTGAAGAAGCCCAGACCACAAGCCGTTTATCGTGGAACATCCTAATTCCAACCATCCGAAAGGGCGGGTCAGAGATATGGATTTCGTTCAATCCTGAGTTGGAAACAGACGAAACCTATCAACGGTTTGTGGCAAACCCCCCAGAGGATTGCATCACCATGCGGGTGAACTGGAGTGACAACCCGTGGTTTCCCGAAACCCTGCGCCTAGAAAAAGACTCGCTAAAGCAAAGGGACGAGGAAGCCTACAACCAAGTTTGGGAAGGTCTATGCCGCCAAACTGTGGATGGGGCAATCTTTGCCAAGGAAATGCAACAGGCCGAGAAGGATGGGCGCATTACCAAAGTGCCTTATGACGCAACCAAACCTGTTCATGCGGTGTTTGACTTGGGTTGGTCAGATAGCACTGCCATCTGGTTTCTCCAATTTGTGGGCATGGAGACAAGGCTAATCCGATACATTGAGGATGCCCAGAAAACCATCAGCTATTACTTGGCGACCATGCAGACATATGGTTATGTCTACGATACCGTTTGGTTACCCCATGACGCTGAAAACAAGACTTTGGCGGCGGCTGGGCGGTCAATTGATGACATTGTGAGGGCGGCAGGATACAAGACCACCATCTTGCCTAGAGTGCCGATTCTGGACTCCATCAACGCCGCCAGGACGATATTCCCGAACTGTTACTTTGACCGCGAACATACCGCCGATGGGTTGGCTTGCCTAAGACATTACAGGTATGAGGTTGACCCAGACACAGGGCAATTCAGCCGCAACCCATTGCACGACCATTATTCCCACGGGGCAGATGCCTTTCGGTATATTGGACTTATGATCAAAGAACCCACCAAACGCAAGAAGCAAATGGTTGCCACAGCGGGTTCATGGATGGGATAATCGCCCAAAGGGGTTCATATGGCTTACCAAGATGCAGATGGCGCAAACGCCAAGATTAACGAAGCGATCAAGTTTTGGCGCTTGGTCAATGATTCGGACTCCACAAACCGAGCCGAGGCGCTAAACGACATTAAGTTTGCCGCTGGTGACCAATGGCCCGTTGAGATTCAGAATAGCCGAAATCTGGAAAGCCGTCCCTGTCTGACCATCAACAAGATTGATGCCTACATCCGACAGGTGACCAACCAGCAAAGGATGCAGCGCCCACGCATCAAAGTTCACCCCGTCAACAACCTTGCTGACTACAAGATTGCCCAGGTTATTGAGGGCATCACCCGTCACATTGAGGTCAATTCCAGCGCCGACACCGCATATGACACCGCCTTTGACTATGCCGTGCGGATGGGCTGGGGCTACTGGCGCATCAATTACAAGTATGTGCGGGAAGATTCTTTCGACCAAGAAATCTACATTGATGCCGTTGAAAACCCATTTACTGTCTACTTTGACCCCAACAGCGTTAGACCAGATGGGTCGGATGCCGAGCGATGCCTGATCACAACGGTGCTGGACAAGAAGATATTTCGGGAAATGTACCCAGGTGCAAACGATGGGGCTAACTTTCAGCAACGCAGCACAGGGGATGACACCTCTGCATGGGTGACCAAAGAGGATATTCGCATTGCCGAGTATTTTTACATTGAGCGTGAACGCGCCAAGCTGTATTTGCTGAGTGACGGCACAACGTCTTTTGGCGACAGCGCCAACTTCTTCCAACGGGTTGAGGCCGCAAAGTTGACTGTGGTTGATGAACGGGACTCATTCCGCAAGGCCGTCAAATGGGTCAAGATGACCGCAATGGAAGTGCTAGAGGAAAAGACCTGGGCGGGTAAATATATCCCCGTTGTGCCTTGTTATGGCGCACAAGTCATTGTGGATGACAAGCGCAAGAAATACGGTCTGGTGAGGTTTGCCAAAGACCCCCAGCGTATGTACAACTTCTGGCGCACCAGCATGACCGAATCTGTGGCGCTTGCACCTAAAGCTAAATGGTTGCTGGCAGAGGGCCAAGATGAGGGCCACGAAAACGAATGGGCAATGGCTAACATTAAGTCAATGCCTGTCTTGCGATACAAGCAAAAGGATATTGAAGGCGTACCAGCGCCAGCACCTGTGAGACTGCAACCCGAGCCGCCACCCGCAGGAATTATGGAAGCGGCAGGGGCAATTTCTGCTGATTTGCAAATGGTGCTGGGCATCATGGACCCAAGCCAGTTGCCAAGCGGGAATATCTCAGGCAAGGCATTGCAGGGCCAGCAAAATCAGGTTGATCTGTCTAACTTCCACTTTTACGACAATTTGACCCGTTCAATTGCTCAAACTGGGCGCATCATTCTTGACCTGATACCCAAGATTTACGACACCCAGCGAGTGATGCGGATTATTGGGTCGGATGGTCAGCCCGACATGACCACCATCAATGAGGCCAACGAGATTGGCGAGGTTTTGAATGATGTGACCGTTGGTGAATACGATGTGGTGATGGACACAGGCCCAGGATTCCAAACCAAGCGCCAGCAAGCAGTGGAATCCATTATGCCTTTGCTGACCAGCAATCAGGAATTGTTCAATATCGCTGGGGATTTGGTATTTAGAAACATGGACTTCCCAGGCGCTGATGTAATTGCTGACCGCCTTGCCGCCATGAACCCAATGGCAAACATTGACGAGAAATCCGATATACCGCCAGAAGCCCAGATGCGTTTGGCACAGTCTGAGCAGATGATTCAGCA